ACTCGTTCGAGCACCCGGACGGCGTCGCTCTCGAATTCGAGCGCATGCGCGAGTGGCGCGACACGGCACGGTACCTCTGCGGTATGGACTTCGTGCTGACGGTCGATACGGCGGTTCTGCATCTCTGTGGTCTGCTGGGTGTTCCGACACTCGGTCTTATCCCAAAAGGTGGATGTTGGAGATGGTCGGTATCCGAAGATAAAACGTCAAAGTGGTATGGTCCTCAATTAAGCCTTTACAGACAGCCTGAAGCGCTGATTTGGGACGCAGAGGACATAACCAAGGCTCTTTTGGAGTGTATTGAATGCACACAGCGGTAGCAGAGATAACAGCTGGTCTCGTCGAGCGCTTTTGGTCTTATGTTGACATTCGCGGCGAAAACGAATGCTGGCCGTGGACTAAATCTACAGACGGATCGAAGTACGCCCGGTTTTGCCTTCCAAACAAGATCAGAGTGCGTTGCTCACATATCGCGATCTTCCTGACGCAAGGACCGCCGCCTGAAGGTAAGCCGTTTGTACTGCATACATGCGACAACCTTATGTGTTGCAACCCGGTTCACTTCTTCTACGGTACGCAGATCGACAATATGCAGGACTGCGCTAAAAAAGGAAGAAACGCAGTTCAGAAAGACCCTTCTATTGTTCGCGGTGAACGCAACGGTAAGACTAAGTTGACTCACGAACAAGTCGTCAGTATTCGGGCAAGCGATCTGCCTCAGACGGAATTGGCTCGTTTGCATAAAGTAACAAAGCACGCAATTTGGCGAATCAAACACAATATTAACTGGAGACACGCAGCATGACGCCTGAACTTCACAAAACCATCCCGAGCGACTGGTCCGACTTCTTTCCTATCTACGACGAAGCTGTCGCGACGGCCCCGCGCGGCTCCATCCTGATAGAAGTCGGGTCTTTCTGGGGCAAGAGCGCCGTGTACCTCGCCGAAGCCGCCAAACTCGCCGACAAGGACCTGCGCGTCTACTCGATCGACGTGTGGGCCGCGAACGCTTCCAACAACCCCGGCATGTTCGACCCGGAGCACGGCGCGAAAGGCCATATCGAACCTGTCGTACACGCGCAGCACCATAACAGCTTGTTCGAAACGTTCGCTTACTTTGTAGAGAGTACAAGTCCTAGATTGTCGCCGGACCCGCTCAGGATTATGCGGATGGACTCGCTTGAAGCCGCCGTTATGTTCAGGGGCATCGAAGCGGCGGGCGGCAACATCCATTTCGTGTTCCTGGACGACGACCACGAGTACGCGCACCTGAAGCGGGAGCTGGAAGCATGGGAGCCGCTTATGGGCAAAAACAGCATCATCGCCGGGCACGACGTAACCGAAGAGTTCCACGGCGTAGAACAAGCCGTGCGCGAACACTTTGGTGAAGGCAACTACACGGTGGAGTGCGGTCGCTCCTGGGTGGTGAGGCTGAAATGAACATCGTTACCGTCAACCTGTTCAAACGACCGTTCCACGCGCGCCTGTGTCTTGAGTCGCTGGCACGGGCGCAGCGCTGGTCGGCGACAGTGGAGTCGAAGGGCTGGGCCGACCTGATAGCCGTGTGCCTCGCGTGTAACGCTACCGAGCACCCGTACGTAATAGCCGAAGCGGAAGGCGTCATCGAGCGCAACCCGGACGTGCCGTTCGAGTTCTGGCGCGCGACACCCGACATCCCCAGTAACCCGCACGCCATGAGCAAGTGGATGCTCGACAGGGCGTTTGCGGCGGGCGCGGACATGGCGTTATATGTGGAAGACGACGCGGTGATGGCGCCGGACGCGCTGCTGATGTGCGAGTACGTGAAGCAGGCAAACAGGTACTACGCTGACCCATGTATGGAAGATCATGATCACTTCTGCATATCGGACGCGGTGCGCGGCAAGCTGCTCGGCTGCTGCCTCTACCACGAAACCATTCCGGCGCAGTACAAAGCGGAGAACCGGTCGCCCGACCCGGCTCTGCTGCACATGTCGAACGGCCTGAACACCTGTGGTGGTACCGCGTTCCTGCGCGACCCATACCTGAAATACCTGTCCGGTGAGTGGAATTGCAAAACCGTAGAGCCCAAAGGGTTCGACTATTCCGCTCACTTCCTGATGTATCTGCACAATTTGTATATGGTCTGGCCGGACTACTCGCGCTCTTTAAACTATGGGTTTACAGGCGGCAGCATTGCGGAGTCGGAGTGGTCGAAGTACTTTGGACGGTCTATTGCTGTAACGGATCACGAAGCGCTGCGCGATTGGCGCGGTTTCAGAATGGACGGCGAGACGCCGCGCCGTCATAAAGAAGACTGGATGGACGCGGAACTGCGCGTAAGGGGGTTGCTGCCATGAGCGCCCCTGCCCCGATCAACACCATTACGATCTGCGCGTACAACCGCCCGGACTACCTGCAACAGGTACTTGAATCGCTGCACGCCGCCTTACGCCTATGCCCCGAGTTTCAGGTGGAACGCATCTTTATCGGCGTGGACCACGGCGGCATCACGAACCCAATCAAGTTCAACGACTATAACCTCGAAGTCGTCTACTGGCCCGAACACTTAGGCGTCACGGAGCACCCGCGCCGGCTGCTCCAGTACGTGTTCATAGAACGCGGCAGCAGCTTCAACCTGCATCTGGAAGACGACACCGTGCTTGCGCCGGACGCGATCAGGTTAGTCGAATGGTTCCGGTCGCGCCTGACGGACCCGGCGCATATCCTGTCGCTGCATTCGCAAAGTACGTCGCTTGACTGTAACCCGGCACTTGTGGAATCGCGTAAAGACTTTGGCGTCTGGGGCTGGGCCACTACGCAGTACGTGGCGCGCAAGTACATCCTGCCATGGTGGAACCACAGGCGCACCGAACCTCTGGGATGGGACCATTCGCTGACCGGCGTGGTAGAGATGTACGGGCTTAAGGTTGTGTCGCCGCTGCTGTCGCGTGTCGAGAATATCGGTCGCGAAGGCGGCGCGCATCAGACGCCGGAAGGCTGGGACGCGGAGATGGAAGGGCTGGTATGCGCAGGGTCAGACCAGATGCAACAGATTGGAGACTTTCACCTATGAGGAAACAGAAGGAAAGGTTCACGCAGGCCCAGTTCGACCAGGCGCTTATAGACCAGATCGAGCACGCGCGCAATCTTAACCTGCCGGTGAACGCGCTGTCGTCTGCCGCTGCCTTTACGGTGCTGATAGGATTGCGCCTGTTCGGCAAAGAGTACAAGCGGTCGGCAGCGCTCACCAAAACGCAGGGCGACCTGATCGCGGAAGCTAAAGCGGAACGGGCGCAGGAAGAGATCGCGCGTGAGAGCACCAGTAGTCTGGCGCTGCCGCGGAACCGGATCGTGATGCCGGGTAGTAACGATCCGCGCAACCGGAACTGATGCCGTGTCACTTCTTTGCGACGACCGCGAGGACTCACTGCTTGTGTCGCATCTAGAAACCTTCGGACTCCCTCTCTCTGTATGCCGCCTCGACTTCGGCGACTTAGCCATAGAGTCCTGCGACGGACGCCTGATTGGGTACGAGCGCAAGCGCCTGTCCGACCTCATAAACTCGATGCAGGACCGGCGGCTCAGTGGTCACCAGCTCAAGGGCATGTATTCGCTGTACGACCGCGTCGAACTCGTAGTGGAAGGCGTCTGGCGACCCGGCGAAGGCGGCGAGATTATGGTACCTAACGGGCGCACCGGTACGTGGACCACCTTCTATAACCACGCGCGGTCTGGGATAAGTTTCAGGCAGGTGGACTCGTACCTGTATAGCTTGCAGGAGTGTGGCGGCGTATACGTGTGGCGCACCGGCAGCGTTCAGGAAACGGCGCATTTGTACGCAAGCCGCTGGCACTGGTGGCAAAAACAGTATCACCTGCACAAGTCACATGACGTGTTGTTCGCAAATGAGCCGTCAGCGCAACGGCGCGGCGCGGTAACGCTGCACCAGGGTGCGCCTAACATCGTGACGCTGATGGCGGCGCAGCTTCCCGGCGTCGATGCTAAGTCGTGGGACATAGGCAAGCACTTTGCCAGCGTGTACGACATGGTGAACGCGACTGCGGCGGAGTGGCGGCGCGTCGAGTGGACCGACAGATCGGGAAACGTGAAGCACTTCGGGAAAGAGGTTGCGGCTGAGATCGTACGGTCACTGAGAGGAATGAAAGCGCAATGAAAACGGTAGACGTTATAAGAGCGCCGTTACCGCAAGGTGGATGGTTAGTACGCGACACACACTTCAAATCATTTATTGACGCCTTCCATTACGCTTGTAAGTTGGCTGGTTGGGTGAAGCCAACATGAGAGACTACGAACTATACGTCGCCGACTGCGTTGATTGCCACAAGCCTGTCGAGTCGCGCACCTTGCCCGTGCCGCAACGCTGCACACGTTGTCAGACGGCGCTCGACGACAAGCTCAAGCCTCCGATCCTGAACCCGTTCGACCCGAACCAGATGGAAACGGCCGCTATCAGCGAGCTGGGACGCATGAATAAAGATCAGTTGCGCCGGTTGGCGGGTCCGCTGCTTATAACGGAGGGCAAAGAGAGAGAGCGGCGCGTCGCCGTCATTATGTCTTACGGGCTGTACATGAAGATTCAGAAGACGATAATAGATGTTCACAAAGCCATGTGACACCTGCCCACGCAGGCACCGCGCCATAGGCGGCAGCGGACCTCAGCCTGCCCGCATCCTGTGTATCGCGGAACGTCCGGGGCTGCGCGAGAACGAACGAGGCGAAGTACTGGTGGGACCGACCGGGCAGGAGTGGGATCAGCTATACCTGCCTCTTGCCGGGCTGGACAGGTCCGAGATCCGGGTCTGTAACACGGTCATGTGCTGGGCGGACTCGAACAAGACGCCAACTGACAAAGAGATCGCGGCGTGCGCGCCGTGTCACGTGCCCGACGAGATCGAGCGGACGAACCCGGACACGATTATCCTCATGGGCGCAACGGCCTGTGCGCTCGTGCCCGATATCAGGCTCGACTATATGCACGGTATCCCGCAGCATACGCGCAAGGTAGGGGAGTTGTTCGGGTGGTCGGGGTGGCTGGTGCCGCAATACCATCCGTCAATCGGTCTTCATGAGTCGCGCTTTATGACAGTTGCGATGGAAGACTGGGAAGGCATGAAAGGAATCCTGTACGAAGACGACCCGGACCCGGAGCCTGTTCGCTACGAGCGCCTGCACGGCGAACTGAACGGAATGCACCATCGCATTGCTATCGACACTGAGTCACACGCCGGTAAGCCGTGGAGCATCCAATGGAGCGGCTACAAAGGTACAGGCTATATGCTGTTCGCCGACGACTCGCGAGGCATTGGCAAATTCGCGGCGTGGTTGCATGACAATCCGGAAACCGAGATTGTTTTCCATAATGCCTCTTACGATATGGAAGTGCTGCGTACGTTGGGAATACCTGTACGGCGCTTCCGCGACACGATGCAGGAGGCTTACCACTTAGGCAACCTGCCACAGGGCCTCAAAGCCTTAACCTACCGCCTGTTCCGGCACACTATGACCTCGTACGAAGAGACAGTGCGCCCTGCCTCGATCCGCGCCCTGCTCGACTGGATGACCGAAGCGTACCAGATTGCCGTGCTCGACCTGACGTACGTGTCGCAGCGGTTCAGCGCCAAAACAGGGAAACGTCTGAAGGACGAGGTAAGCAAGTCGGACCTTGAGAGTCTGTTGACGCGACTGTTGCGGCTTACCGCGGAAACGTCCGAGTACGACCCATGGGGCAGCGACAAGGAACCACGGCTCGATGCGTTCTGGCGCGAGCCCGTAAACGAATGGATGGCGCAGCATGTCGAAAATAGGTTGGGTCGTTATCCTGTGCAAGGCATTGGTAATTGTTCTATGGCGGAGGCGGTTAGGTACGCAGTCGGTGACGCCGACTGGTGTGGTCGCGTCGCTGTAGAACTTGCACGCAGGCGCGCAGGAGCCTTTCAAATCTACGCCGGAGACCGCGATGCCTAATGACCGACACTTCACATTGATCCAGTTCCTGTACCCTTACAGGCTGGCCGACTCTTACTACCTTGCCGGGCAGCGCGCGGAGATCCGCGACTGGCTTGCCGACAAGCTGGTGGCGCGGCGCATCGCAAAGTACGTGCAGCAGGAGATCAGATAGTGTCGCTGTACAACGGCATCACGCTCCCGAACCAGCCCGACCTGTTGACAAGCCAGTAAAGTCGGGCAGATAATGTTATTATGCCGACTAGACGAGTAATAGTTTTATCCGAAAGTGACATTTTTCGTTTCTGGTCCAAGGTAGATAAATCAGGTGGCAGATGCGCTTGTTGGAATTGGAAAGCAGCCAAACTCAAGTTGGGCTACGGCATATTTATGACCAAAGGAAATATAACTCTGCGAGCCCATCGCATTTCATTCACACTTGTAAAAGGCGACATTCCACCGGGCTTGGATATTTGTCACAAGTGTGACAACCCTTCGTGTGTCAATCCGCGCCATCTGTTTGCAGGTACCATGCAACAGAATTTAAAAGACGCTTCATCCAAAGGTCGTTGTGCTGTCCAGCGCCATCCTGAGATATCCAGAGGCGAGCGTAATGGCAGCGCTAAACTTACTGAAGAAATAGTCAGATGGATAAGGAGCAGGGAACTTTCCATTACTCAAACAGCGCTTCTTTTAGGCATATGTAAGCAGAGTGTCGTAAATATCAGAAGTCGCCGCAATTGGGCGCATGTGCAGGACTAGATGCCCTTGTACGGTGGTATTACCCTTCCAAATTCACCAGATTTAGAGAACATCAGGCGTCTCGATTTGTTGGTGATCCCACAACTGAACCGGATGTCGCGGTACGGTATCGCCGTAGACGTGCCCTACCTTCAGGAGCTTGGGTCGCAGTTCGCCGCCGAAATGGTCTCATTACAGCGCGACATCGCTTCCTACATTCCGGTTGACGCGCTCGACAGGTTCAGCGCCGCCGCAGCATCCGTCGAAGAACTGGAAGGGTCCGTGTCGATGAACGCAGGGTCCGCGGAACAAGTCCGTACGCTCCTGTTCGACCTGCTCGACGTAGGCCGCGACCAGAAGCTGAAGACCACGAGCACCGGCGCTATATCGACCGGTAAGAAGAACCTCGACACCTTACGATCCGTTAAAGACGCGCACCCGGTCATTCCGCTAATCATGCAGTACCGGGAGCGGTCGAAGCTGAAGTCCGCCTTTTGCGACGCATTGCCTCTGAAGGCGCGTCACCACCCGGCAGGCGCGTGCTGCCCGGTATGCGAGTTGCCGCATGTAGAGGCTACAAACAGGCTCCATACAACGTTCACCACGACACGCGCGATCACAGGCAGGCTCAGCAGTAAAAATCCTAACCTCCAGCAGATACCAATCAGGACCGACATCGGCGGCCGTATCCGCGCCGCGTTCGTCGCATCGCCCGGTACGCGCCTCGTGTCCGTAGACTTTTCGCAGATGGAGATCCGCGACCTCGCGCACCTGGCGAACGCAACCTCTATGATCCGCATCTACGAGGCTGACGGCGACATTCACACCAATACGGCGATGAAGGCGTTTGGGATCGCGGACCCGGCCAAAGTGGACAAGTACAAGCACAGGCTGCCCAGCAAACGGACCAACTTCGGCATCCAGAACGGGACTACCAAGAAAGGGTTGTTCGCGCAGCTCGTAGGCGACTACTGGGCCGCAGGTATCGTGCCGCCCGACTGGCTCACGGAGGACTGGTGCGACACGTTCATAGCGGACTGGCACCGTGTGTACCCGGAGGTACAGCCTTACTTTGAGACACGGTATTACCTCGCCAGAAGGTACGGATTCGTCTGGGAACCGTGGGGCCGCGTCCGCTACATCCCGCAGGTCCGGTCAAGCTTACCCTGGAAGGTACACGAAGGGTTACGCGAGGCGCAGAACTTCGCCGTAACGGCTTCTAACGCGGAACAAACGAAGCTCGCGATGGCGGAATGCGAGGAAGTGTTCGAATCATTGCTCGCATCGGGCGTCTGGTGCTGGCCCCTGCTCTCGATCCACGACCAGGTGATCGCCGAAGCCGACGAACGGTACGCGGACCTGGTCGGAGCCGAAATGGTACGGATATTCGAAGGGGTCATGGACGACCGCGACACAAGGGAGCGGTTGTGGCGCTGCCCGATCAAGAGCGACTGTGAAGTTTTGGAACGTTGGAAAGCGAAGGACTAACGACTATGGCCGAAGAGAAGAAACTGTTACGGAGCGCAGGCAACAGCAAGTTACCTATGGCGTCCGAGATCCCCGACGAAGACACCTTTCAGGAGGTACGAGTGCTCCTGAAAAAGGCGGTGAAACTCCGCGAAACCATCTCCGAAAAGGAAGATGAGTTATCGGATATCAAAGAGAAGCTTCAGACTATCTGCGAAGCGTTCAACATGCGCGGCTTCAGGCAGGGACTCGTCGGGTTCCAGTACGACGGGTTCGTGACGCGCAAGTCACTGTCCAAAGAGGCGCTGCTGGCGGCCGGCGTCGCGGCGCAGACCATTGAAGACTGTTACCTGCCGGGCACGCCGTTCGTCAGCGCCAAAATCATTGCTTTTGACTTCGAGTAACATATTATTTGTTGACCTGTACCACAGGACCCAAAGCGCCTATTCGTTTGCTCACTTCCTTCTGAATGATATGCTCCGTTTCCAGTGTGTGCAGCCTGTTGTCCTGATTTTCAACAGCATGTTGCAGACGCTCTGTAATGGAAGCCAGATTATTCATCGCGTCGGAGCTTCGCTGCAAATGAAAGGCTATACGTACGCCGCCTGCGATAAGCCCGACCAGTGTTGTCAGGATTGTAAGGATGTTGCCGAATGATACTGTGCCGTCCCAATGCATAATAGTTTACTTTTCAGTTTCCTTCGGAGGCGGTAGTGGTAGTTTGCCGTTCTTTGCAATGTACTCGTTGAACTGCTGGATTTCGTCGTAGGTACCGGCGGAGATCCC